TTTTACAAGATATAAAAACTACATCTGATAAAGGGTTAAAGTTTGGTTTTAAGATGGTTAATTACACAGCTTCTAAACATAATAATTTTATGAGAGCTCATAATCACCAAAAAGATTGCGACTTTGCTTTAATACATTATGTTCAGTTTGAACCAGGAGTTCATTCATCTACAGTTTTTACTAACCCTGGTAAATACCAAGCATTACATAATATGGATGTTAGAGAAAAATTTTATAAACAATTAGATCACACTCAGACAGCTAATTCTAATTATCATGAATTTTTTGAACTTAATACAGAAGAAGATGACTGCATAGTCTTTCCTAGTTACTTACATCATGAAATTCCAAGGGCTAAAAAACCTTACAGTAAATTAAGAATTGCTGTGGTGTGTAATATTTGGTTAGAAGGATGAAAATAATAGAAAACTTTATAAGTGAAAAAGATTTACAAGGTATACAATCAGAATTACAAAACTGTAACTTTCCTTGGTATTATGATGGAGCTATTGAACCCGACTCATTAGAAACTCAATTCTCACATATATTTTTTAATAGGTTAATGCAGACTAGTAATTACCTACATATATTAAACCCCTTGCTAGAAAAAATACCTGCTCTTGTTTATCATAGAATAAAAGCTAATTTAAATTACAGAACAGAAAGAGTTTTAGAAACAGGTGAACACGTCGATTTAGATGACAAAAGATTTAAATCAGCAATTTTTTTCATTAATGATTGTGATGGATATTGTAGAATTGGTGATAAAAAAATATACAGTAAAAGTAATAGATTGTTAATTTTTGATTCTGATTTAGTACATACAGGCACAACTACTTCAGATTCTAGATTTAGACTTTTAATAAACCTTTTGTATATACCAGTAAATGATTGAACCCTATCTTGATAATATATCATATCCAACAAAACAGGAAAAAGATGTTGAGGTATGGGACATAGCAGGAAGTATAAAAGGTAGAAATCAAATATTTAAATTCGATACTAGACCTCTTCAAAATATCTCTAATTTAAAAGCTAAAAAAATGTCAACAAAAACTAAAGCAGACAAGGTAGTTTTTGAAAGTCCGAAGCATATTATAATTGTAGATGTGGAGGAGCTAAATGATTATGTAAAATCTAATAAAATGAGTCAGATACATATAAGCAAGATTATAGATAGCTTTGAGTGGAATATACTACTAGATAAACAAGTGTTATAATACACCCATGCCTTTGAGAAAAGTACAATTTTTACCAGGATTTAATAAACAACAAACTGCATCAGGTTCTGAGAATCAGTGGGTTGATGGGGATTTTGTAAGATTTAGATATGGATCTCCTGAAAAAATAGGTGGTTGGCAACAAATATTGACTGATGAACTAGTCGGTGCAGCTAGAGCAATTCATAGTTGGTCTGATTTAGATGGTCGAAGATACATAGCTATAGGAACAAACAAAATTTTATACATCTATGATGGTAATGCTTTTTATGATATTACCCCTTTTAATACTTCGATTGCTGTTGCAAACGCTGACATAACCACGACTAACGGATCACGAACCGTAACTATTACAACACCAAGTGGCCATAATTTAAATGTTGGAGATATAACTTCATTTCAAAATGCAGGTTCTTTTACTGCAGGTCAAACAGCTTATGTTGCATCTGATTTTGATGATGTTTTATTTGAAGTTCAAAGCGTATCCTCATCAACTGTTTTTACAATACTTATGCCATCTGCTGAGACAGGCACAGGAGCAACTAACGATGGAACTTTAGATACCAAGCCTTACTACCAAGTTGGACCTCTTATTCAAACAATAGGATATGGTTGGGGTACAGGATCATGGTCAGCAGGAACATGGGGTACAGCAAGAAGCACTTCACAAACTACTTTAGATCCAGGTTCATGGTCATTGGATAATTACGGTGAACTTTTAATTGCTACAATACATGATGGTGCAGCTTTTTCTTGGGATCCAAATAATGGCGCAGGAGTGTCTACAAGAGCTGCTGTAATAACAAACGCTCCAACCAAATCAGTTATGTCAATTGTTTCTGATAGAGATAGACATCTTATATTTTTAGGAACAGAAACAACAATAGGTAATACTGGAACACAAGATAAAATGTTTATTAGATTTTCCGATCAGGAAAATATAAATGATTATACACCAACATCAGTTAACACTGCTGGAACATTTAGAATTGACTCAGGTACAGAGATTGTTGCTGCTGTAAAAGGTAAAGATTACATTTTAATATTAACAGATACATCTGCATATCTAATGCAATTTGTGGGTCCTCCATTTACTTTTTCTATAAGGCAGGTTGGATCAAACTGTGGATGTATCGGACAACATGCTGCTGTTTTTTCACAAGGTAAAGTTTATTGGATTGGAGACTCTGGAGGCTTTTTTGTATTTGATGGTACAGTAAAATCTCTTCCTTCTTTGGTTGAAGATTTTGTATTTACAACAAACAATAATAATCCAGGTTTTAATTTTAAAGCTAGTGAATTAACTTACGGATCACACAATAGTTTATTTGCTGAAATAAATTGGTTTTATGCCAGTGCAAATTCAAGTTATGTAGATAGATGTGTTACTTATAACTATGATGAAAATGTATGGTATACAAGCACCCTTTCAAGAACATCTTATATAGACGCACATGTTTTTGATAACCCAGTTGCTACTCAGTTTATAACTACTTTAGCTCCAAGTACCCCTGTAATACAGGGAATAAGTAATGGTGCTTCTTATGTCTTTTCTCATGAGGTTGGCACAAATGAAGTTTTAGATTCAGGTAATACTGTAAACGCGATACCTGCATTTATACAATCTGGAGATTTTGATTTAGATGTAGATGGAGACGGTGAATATTTTATAAAAATAAGAAGATTTATACCTGATTTTAAATATGTAAATGGTAATTCAAAAGTAAGTTTTGTACTAAAAGACTATCCTGCCGATACTACAGTTGCTGCGGGTCAACGAACTATAGGACCCTTTACAGTTACGAGTACAACGGATAAAGTAGACACAAGAGCAAGAGGAAGACTTGCTGCTGTTAAAATTGAAAATGATTCTACAAATGAAAGCTGGCGTTTTGGCATGTTTAGATTTGATATACAACCTGATGGAAGAAGATAATGGCTAAAGTACAAGTATTCTTACCTGAACCACCACAAGAATTTTCTAGTGAAAGTTTTAGGCAGATAAATTTAGCATTGGAACAATTACAAAATCAATTGAACACTTCTTATCAAAGAGAACAAAAAAATGAAAATGAAACATTTAATTACTTTTTATCATGACCATAAGATATAAAAATCAAGGATTTACACAAGCAGATACAAATTTAAATGTAGTTTTAACTTGTCCTGCAGATGCTACTTTGATTGTAAAAAGTATTTATTGTGCAAACAATGATGCATCGTCTGCTATAGATGTTAATGCAAGTTTGGTTGATTCATCAAACTCAAATACTGAACATGAATTTTTTAGGGATAACATAGCTGCAAAAACACAAGTCAATGCTTCCCCTCAAGGTATTAATTTAGAGGCGGGTGATAAAATAAAAATTCAAGCAGCCACAGGAAGTGGCAAAATACAAGGTGTTATTAGTTACGCTCTGATAGATAGATCACAGGAAAATGGCTAAACGAAAATTTGTAAATTTTATACCAAGACCAAAACCTAGAAAGCGTCCAGGTCGTCATACTAAGAGACTTAACAAACATAAAAAAAGATGTTATAAACCCTACAATCGTCAAGGAAGGAAACAATGACACAAAAAACAGTAATGATAAATGGCGAAGAAGTGCCAGTGGTCCCTGCTAAAGCAGAGGAAGAGGTAAAAAACAAAAGAACAGGTAAAGTTTATGCTAGTAAAGCTGATTTTGATTCTGATGTTGCTAATCCCGATACTGATACTACTTCTGATGATTTACAAATAAATCAAAAAATAACAGTTGCATCTATGACAGTTTTTGGTAAAACAAAAACATAATGCAACCAGCAGGCGGAACTGAAATACAATTAGCATATTTAAAAAAACACGCCAACGAGGGTGTATTAAGTTCAGTACAAATTACAACTTCAATACCAGAAAAAGATCCTTTAGATCCAATAAAAGCAAATATACTCTGGTTAAAAAATTCTTACGACCAACCTAACTTAGCACCTTGGTTTCAAAATAAAGAAAATCATTCTAAGTATGATTGGTACGTCTTTAACAGTCATTGGAGTTTTGAAAAATACAGGTACTATTTTAAAATTCCTGAAGACAGATGTACTGTTATCAAAAACGCAATTGATTATGATGAATTACAATTAAAAACAGATTTTACTCCAAAGCAAAAAATTAAAATGTGTTATATTTCTACTCCTTGGAGAGGTTTAGAAATTGCATTAGCTGCTATGGATTCTATTAAAGATAGAGATCCAGACATAACATTAGATGTATATTCAAGCACAATTATTTATGGAAAGCAGTTTAAAGAACACCATGATAAACAATATGAAGTTTTATATGAAAAAGCTAAAAGTTTACCAAATGTTAATTACATGGGTTATTGTGATCACCAAACTTTAATGACTAAATTAAAAGATTACGATGTAAATTGTTTTCCTAGTATTTGGGAAGAAACTTTTTGTATATCTGCTATGGAGTCATTAGCTGCTGGTCAATTATTAATAACCACGGATCTCGGTGCTTTACCAGAGACATGTGCTGAATTTCCTATTTACATACCTTATACACCAAATAAAGCAAAACTAAGTATGCAATTAGCAGAATGTATTATTGAAGCTAAAAGAATTTTACAAAATGATTTATCAGATGCTATGAAATTTCAACAACAATATTACAAAAGATTTTATGATTGGAAAAATACAGGACAGCATTGGAATAACTTTTTAAAAGGAGCTATACATGCAAAAAGAAATAGATAAAAATCATTTTATGGTATGCACTCCTGTGCATTCTGATGTATCAATACATTACATGAGAGCTTGTTTAGACTTACAGAAAGAATGCATATTAAACAAAACCAAAGTTACTTTTCAACTTATGAAATCTTCATTAGTCACACAAGGTAGAAATCTT